GAGCGGCAACTTCGGGCGGACAGAATTACACATCAGCTCTCGCGACGGTTAGTGCTGTACTCGTGTATGCCGACGTTATGGCCTCTACGGGAGGCACCAATAATGTTGCTTATTATTACACGGTAGAATCCCAATATTCTGGCAATGCATCAACTCCCAGCAACGAGGCGATAGGCGTTGCTCCGACAACACTCAAGGGAATCTACATCTCCCTCTTGGCCGATCTATACGAAGACTTAAGCTCCGGCACGACTACGCCCGCTACGACTAACGGTAATCCTGTAGGGACTTGGGTGTCGGCGGACAATAATGGCCACCCCTTCACGACGGCCACTAGCGGCGACAGGATGACGCTGGCGACCAACACTACCGTAACCCCTAATGTTACGGTAGTGAGAAGTGATGGAGTGGCTGAATATTTGCAAGCCGCCATTGGTTCCGGGACTGCACCTTATTCTATGATATTCGTAGGATCTATCGGAGGAAATGATTCCAATCAACCGGGACTTCTTGCTGATTCTAATGGTGCCATGCAGTGGCAATTGACTCCACCTCAAGAAATGGCCATCTATGCCGGTAATTATGGTATTTCTTACGCTGGACCGTATAACGACAACGTTTTAAGGTTTTATGCTTGCATCATAAACGGAGCAAGCACAATTCTTCAAAGGGATCAGACCAATGTATATACTCCGGGAGATCCAGGGACTAATACCGTTACCAACTATGTGATAGGGCAGAATTCGGGCACATTCAATGCCAACGATCAGGCGATTTGCATAATGTTGGATGAAGCTCTGAATTCGACTCAGCTAGGTGCTTGGTACCTCTACGCTCAATGGTGGATACCAGGATTGCCAACATCGTAAAGCGGATTTTGATGGACAGCGTTGCAAGGGCTGATACCGGGGTTGCCGTCGAGCTAAGATGAGCGATGTGATCGGATGATGCATGAGATTTTACGTGTACTTAGAGCTGAACGCGTCTTCAACTGAATCAGATAGCCAAGTTTATTCCTGTGCTGTCATGGCCGGTGATGGTGTAGTATGGCTATAGTCCAGGCTCGCTGCCCACGCTGCCGCAACTATCGTCCGCTGGTCAAGGTCGCGGTTTACGAGCCGCCGGGGACGATCAAGACTGTGGCTGTCTGTGCCAAGTGCAAGCCGTTAGTTGAGAAGCTGGGATGGTTTGAGTTCAACGAGCGAAGGAAGTATAAGTGACCGCTCTCTTCCAGCCCCAATCTCTGTACCCGCTCATCCAACGCTTGCGACTGATCTTTCAAGCCCAATCGCGTGAAGTGGTATCGCGCCTATCATTGCGGGACGTAGCCAATGGTGCTACTGCTCCCGATCTGAGCCACTGGACCAAGCCTATGGTGGAATGGCTCCGCCCCGCAATGGCTCCGTTCTGGAAGCAGGGGTTGGTCAAGGGGCGTGCTCAGCTTTTGCAGATACAATCTCAGCCCGTCGCTCGTTACGTTTCCCGGATGGTTTTGCGACAGCGGCGCAAGGATTTGTCGATTGCCCTGAATAGCCCGGATATGTTCAGCCTGCACAACCCGAGCGTAGGCGAACAGCTTGACCGATGGACTTTCGAGTTCTGCCTTGAGACGAACAAGACCGCCGTTGAGAAGCTAGACATAGCGTTTGCCAAACTGCGGGTTCAGTTAAACGAGGGGATTGAGGCTGGCGAATCATATCGTGACATTGCCGGGCGGATCAATCAGATCTTCAACGATCCGACGCGGGCTAATCTGATAGCCATAACCGAAGTGCCAAGAGCCCTGAATGGCGGGGCAATCATCAGTTATCAGAAGTCGGGGGCCTGCGAGGGGTCAGGCTGGTCAACAACGTCCGATCCATGCCCAGAGATTTGCGAACCGCTCGATGGAGAAGAAAGACCATTCGGCGAACCGTTCGTTGTGCTGAACAAAGGGCCGGCGGTGTACAGGACGGTGTATCATTCTCCGGCGCATTGCAGGTGCCTGTGCGTCATGGTTCCGGTAATTGCCATTTGATTTTAGTCGCATATAATCAACGCGGGCTGAACGTTGTAGCGTCCAGCCCGCAACAATCACGACCTAGTGAGAGGCCGATCATGTCTGAAGATGAGTCTAGCAAAATTGAGCGTTTATCTGCTTGGTTCATGCTGATTATTCTTGGCATGCTTGTCATTATGGCCGGATCTTTTGCCGTGTTCTTGTTGGCTTGTGCCTATCGCATCATTTTGTCATTGCCCAGAACGTATTCCCATAGCTTCATGCCGATCCTATCCCGCAAACAAATATGTTACGGTTTGACGTTAGCGGATAGTTTAGGACAATAAAAACGGAGACAAGAGAAATAGCTCATTCCGAACATGGAGATTCAAAAAATGAAGCAAAACATTGTCCCGGAAAAACTCAAAGAAGGGCTCGCAAGGATTTCTGACGCCTGCGAGTTCTTGGCAATGTCTAGATCATCGGTTTACAAGCTGATGGATTCTGGGGAGTTGAGGTTTGCGAAAATCGGAAAGAGCCGCCGCGTTGCGTGGGAAGACTTACGTTCATTAGTCGAACGCTGCTTGGTCGGGCGATAACGGAAAGGTCTTCACCATGACGCCGACCGGTTCCGAACACGACCCATTATTGTGCGGATTGGATGACGCCGGACCACAATCAAGCGAGGTTAACCATGCTAGACCGCCGATCCCTCCTAACCTCCATCGCAGCCATTGCTGGCGCAGGAGCAGTCTGCAAAGCTGTTGAGCAGGCTCCGAACGAGCCAAAGGTGCTGTTTTACGTGCTCACGCTGGATGACTCTTACGAAGACCCGGACGGACTCCAGATTGAGCGAATCAGGAAAGTTTTCCGATCCGTAGCTGGCGAAGATGCTCAGTTGCTTATCATGCCGGCTGGGTCGAAACTGGAGAAGTGCACCGAGCTGCCCGAGATCAAGAGCGTGAAGGTGGAGAGCAATGGCAACCGTTCGTGAGTTTGACGAAGGCGGCAGAGAGGCTTGGCAAGAATGGCTGGAATCGCGACCAGCCAAGATTCGTGAAGTTGCCGAGAAGTACCCGCCGTGGATTCTATACCGCATCAAGGGCGGCAGCACTTGCGGCATAATCGCCAGCTACGGCGAACAGGAAGACGGCAGCGTTACCGTGACGGTTGACGTGACTGGCGAGTTTAATTTAGTCATCATGGACAGATCCGTTTTCGGCATCAAGCCTAGCGATCTGGAAGAATGCGATATTCCGGACGGCTTGAAGGGAACGGCCCTGACTGAACAGCCAGAGATCGACGCGTTCTGCGACGTGGTGCGTCCTGGCATGACGGCTGATAGGATTGCGAGAGAGCGGAGCAACTGATGGCCAAACCTGTGTTAAATCATCGGCAAGATGCCCAATCTGCGGATATGCCAAGGTTAAGATCCACGGCTGACTTTCCCCTTGCATTTCCGTCCGTTCACGCCTAGCCTCAAAGCATGGACTTAGATCAAATCATCTCCCGAGCCGACCACCTCCGGACCTATGGCAACGCCACGCATATCGGCGAACTGGCCGGCATGGTGGCTGAACTGGCGCAGGAGGTTAAGGAGCTGCAGCAGCGTCCAATCGCTAATATATCTTGCGTTAGCCTGAACGGCGTTGGCGAATCGGCTCCGCTCGAACCGCTCTTTGGCCCGGATGGGCAGGTTTGGTCAACGGTGGAACTACCCGTCAATCAGGGGCCGCTTATCCAGTGACCCAGCCAAGCCAAGTCCTGAAGTCCGTTGCTGAGCGATATGCAAAGCTGAATCAGATGCTACGGACTGGCGAATCAGCTTTACGCGATGCCACCAAGTTCGCTTGGCCTGTGGGCAAAGACGCTCTTGGTATGGCCACGCGACAGGGCATAGCCGACCGCACGACCGATGTTGACGCAACTCAGAAGCGAATCCGCTTTGTTATCTCGACGCAGAATGTGGACCGCGATGGGGACGTTGTGGTCAGTCGCGGTATCAAGGTCTATCCGAATTACGCCCGCAATCCCGTTTGGAGCTTCTCTCATTTTTCGTGGGATCTCCCCGTAGGGAAGATGACGGACCCGCAAGGCAAGCTGTGCTTTTTCCCTGAAGAATTCAGGGTATGTGCCGATTGCTGGTTTGACGTCCACGACCCAGACGCAATGTTCTTGTTCGGCAAGTACGAACGCGGGTTCATGAACGCCACGAGCATTGCATTCGTTCCAGAAGTTGCCTACCCTAGGGAAAAGGCCCATGAGGAACAACGCAACGGTGGCTGGAAGTATGCCGAGACGGATTTAACCGAAGTCGCTTTGACTCCGGTTCCAGCCAATCCAGAAGCATTGCGGGATGATCTGGACAAGGAAAAGAACTTCATCAGTCCAAAGCTGTACAAAGGGCTGAGCCAATATGCCGCCCGTGCTCGTGGCAAGTGTTTCACCGGATATTGCCCATGTCCGCCATGCGAGGAAAAGGACTTTCGTGAAGCCGATCATCCGCGTGCCGATGATGGCAAGTTTGGGCCAAAGAATGGATTGCCTGGCAATAACGAATCGGCCGAAGAGTTGCCAACCAGCGAAGAAGACATAGGGGCAAAAACCGGCAAAGATGCTTATGAAGAAGCGGACAGATTCTACAGCGACGTTCTTCAAACTCAATACGCTGTCGGTCACCAAGGAGACAATTACGTCTATGTCTGGAGCGATAAAAATTTTGATGAAGGAGAAATCCCAGACAAGTGGCTAAATAGCCCAACAGCAGAGAGAGGCGCACTGGTCGGGAGTGCTGGAGAAATTCGCTGGGAATTAGAAAATTGCGTTGGCAGTTTTCGCGACCCTGATTTGGCTGACGAAGATCAAGTAGCCGAGGCTAATCAGCTTGTCGATCAGCTTTTGTCGTCTCTTGGAATTGAAGATGTTGAACCGGTTAAGCCCAAAGCAAGTAAGTCTATCGTTTCACAGAGCCACCTAGGCCAGTTCCTTCACGCCCAAAAGGTAAAAGACATGAGCAAGAAACTCAACGCCAACACGCTCAAATCTGCCCTTGGCTCCAAGCCCAAAAAGGCCAAGTGCGGCTGCGGTGGCAAATGCGCATCGTGCCGTAAAAGTCTGCCTGAAGAAGACAACGCCACATCCGGCGAAGAAGCTACCGGCACGCATCCCGAGCATGATGCTGAGCAGGAACATGGGGCCAACGAACTGGACAAAGATTTGCAATCGAAGGTTCAGGCCAAGATGCCCAAGCTGATGGAATGTGGCTATTCTGAACCCCAGGCGATGTGCTTGGCTGCTCATCTCCATGGTAAAGGTTTGGAAGGCGACGACATCACCGGCCACGAAGAAGTCGCGATGGCTCTGGGCTATAAGTCCAAGGACGAATCCGGCGACATGGGTGGCGACGTGGAGATGAGCCTCAAGAGCTTCGTGAAGTCCGTCAAAAAGGAATCGGAAGCCGAAGAGAGCCAGGAAGAGAACGAAGCCAGCGAGGGCAGCGAGCATCACCGGGAGGAAGAAGCCCACGAAGGCGGCGAGCACGAAGAAGAGACAGAGGCGGACAAAAAACCTGAAGAGAAGTACAAGAAGTCCGCTGCCTGGCTTGGTGCGATGCACAACCACATGAAATCGGCTCACAGTTTCACGACGAAGGAAATGGAACTCTGCGACCATCCCCAAATGGCCAAGGCGATGGGTTCGCACCTGAAGGATCTCGAAGGCCACATGGAGAATTACAAGAGCTTGGCCGACAAGTATCATCCCGATCTGCAATTCGAGAAGATGTGCAAGGACCTCGGTGGCGAAGAGGAAGCCGTCGCAAACGAGACCGGCGAGGGTTCGAGTAGTGAAGCTGATTCCGCGCCGACCGAAGAGAAGCCAGGCAAGGGAGACAAACGCTCGGGGGCCGACATCATCCGCGAGGATTACCAAGAGCCCAAAAAGGCCAAGGGTCAGGTCCGCAAATCGATGGTTCCCGAGAACGCTGCCTGCCTCAAGGAAGCGGGGGAGTATCTTGGCGAAATGGCCAACCATCCCGACACCAAGGCTGTACACAAGGCTGGAATGAAGTATCATGCCGGCATGGTCATGAAGTGCCACAAGGACCTGACGGCTCCACAAGAGACGGCACCGGCTCAGGACGTGGGCGACACGATGAAGTCGTTTGCAGGTACGCTGGACAAGGTGCAAGCGTACGTCGATTATGAGGCGGAATGTTATTTCGAGGCCACGGGTCAACGTCTATGACCGCCGTGACGGATGAAAAAATCGAGAGGGCCGTGATGGCGGTTCGCGAGCAGCTTATTGAGGCTCGTGAAAAAAAAGCTACCGGAAGGGCCACAGTGTCGATAGACTTGCATCAAGGCGGCATTACTAAAACTGAGGTAGGCTTAGTTCGCATCGCAAAATAGTCCCGTTTGGGTGTTCGGCTTCGATCTTCAGATTCGAGCATGAACCCGTGAGTTAGGCTCGCGGGTTCGTTTTCTTTCTGGGGGTCGATATGGCAACATCTGTTTCGCCGGCCGTCAACATGGACACGCGGGTCAAGAACCTGCAAGACTCTGTCGAAAAACTTCTCTCCATCCAAGCCGAACGGGAAGCCAAATCTCCCGCTCCAGGATTCAAGTCGGGCCTGACTCGCTTTGTGCCGAGCGGAGCCGATCCGGGCTGGCCAACCCAGGAACAAGTCCAACGACTCAGCAAGTCCTACGATGCTGACTCCGTGCGATTCCTGACCCGATCCAGTGCGAAGAAATCCATCAACGCTACCGGTCATGGCGGGTCGATCCGGCGCATTCTTGAGGCGGATGTGACCTGCAAGAACTGGCATCAACACTACGGCTATAATCCGCAGTACGGGCTGGAACAGCTCGAACGCGAAACCGGTTTCATGCCGTGGCGCAAGTTCGCTGAGAAGGAAATCAAGTCCGGCAACGGCACGGTCGAGAAGGCCAGTAACATGGCCGAGACCTCGGGGATCTTGGGTGGTTATGCCATACCTCCCGATTTCCGTGCACAGCTTCTGACCATCGAGGAAGAAGAGTCCACGATCCTGCCCTATTGCATGCGCGTCCCGATGACGACCAAGACCGCCACTTGGCCGAGCTTGGACATCACGACCGCATACGCTTCGGGCGAATCTCCCTACGCCGCGAACGTCTTTCTGGCGTGGCAGCCGGAAGCCGCCACCATCAACCAAACCAACGCTCAGTTGCGTCAGTTCAACCTGACCAATTGGGACATGGTGGCATACGTGGTTCTGTCCAACGATCTGATCCAGGACAATGCTGTTGGCCTGGATATGGTCGTTACCAATCTGCTCGGCACGGAGGCCGTATTTTACATGGAATATGCCGCCCAGAACGGTCTGGGGGCATCCAACTCCATGCCGCTAGGCATCCTGAACGCTCCAGCCACCATCGGCGTGGACCGGAGCACGGCCAGTACGATCACGGTCAGCGATCTGGTGACGATGTGGAGCCGGGTTCAGCAACGGAGCTGGAACAGTGCCTCCATCAAGTGGCACGCTCATCAATCGACCATCCCGAAACTGGCTCAGCTCGTCAGCAACAGCACGACCGGCCAATTCGCTCTGCTCAATCCGAACGGCGAAGGCATCGACGGGCCGATGGCTCGGGGCATGCCCAACAAGCTGTTCGGCGGCAAGGATCTGCACTTCACACAGACCTGCCAACAGTTGGGCAACACGGGCGATCTGCGCCTAGTCGATTGGGCTCAGTATTTCTGGGGCGAGCGGATGGGGGCTCAGATTGCGGTTTCTGACCAATTTCTCTTTACGAATAACCAGATTGTGATCCGTTACGTAGCGAGAATCGGTGGGGCTCCCTGGCTGAACAGTTACGTGACGGATTCGCAAGGGTTTACGATCAGCCCATATGTTGTGCTCGACGTACATTCCTGACGGAAATCAAATCACTTCAACGACTTACGGCAAGTCTTGTTGTGGTTGCGGATGTACTTGATAGCTTTGCCCAAAAGATTGTTAATTTGATGGCAAGCACACTGCAAAGCCTGATGAAGCGCAAGAGCCTCCCGCCTGGTTTCGGGGGGTTCCTGGACAGCGTGCGCGTTGCCACGAACGCACCTAACAGTCAGAACGGCCGCACCGAAAGGGACATGACGGAGGCCCGCAAGAAACTGTTTGACGCTGGTTGTCAGGTCATGAAGGCCAACAACATGACCGAATCGAGTGGGATCTACGGCGGCTACACCGTGCCGCCGGATTTCTCGCTAGCTATCGCGACCAGTTATGAAGAGAACGCGATACTCTATCCACGGGCAACCGTGGTGCCGATGCTATCAAGGGAAACAACCCTACCAAGGACCAACGCCGAGACAGCGCAGGCTGCCGGGGTTCCCAACTGGTGGGGCGGGATGAGTTTCTCCTGGGGCACGGGTGCAACGTCCAAGATAACCCAGACCAATCCGACGCTTGCCCAGAACAAGCTGACGGCCCAGAATCTTATCGGCTACATCACCCTGTCGCGAGATATGGCGATGGACATGGGGCCGGGCGGAGAAGATTGGTTCTTCGATATGTTCGCACGCGGTTCGGCGTGGAACGAAGAATATGCTTTCTTCCAGGGGCTCGGAGGATCGCAGAATCAGCCCGCCGGCATCGTGGGCAACCATGGCACATACGCGGTGACTCGCTCGGGCGGCAATGCCTTTGTGATAGCCGACGCGGAGGGCATGGCCGCAGGGATGCCTCCGTTAGGTTGGACACGAGCTATTTGGGTCTGCAATCCGACCGTGCTGAAAAAGGTCATTGCCCTGACCGGGTTCATCCCGAATCAGAACGGGTTCGACACCATCGGGGTGTCGGCTTGTGGTTCTCTGTTCGGACGGCCTTTGTTCGTCACCGACAAGCTTCCTGCTCTTGGTACGCCTGGCGATATTCTGTTCATCGACCCGAGCATGTATCTGATCGGAGAGCGAGCGGAACTGATCGTTCAGGTATCGGAAGAGTTTTTGTTCACGACAAATCAAGTGGTTTACCGGGTCTGGCGTCGTGTTGACGGTCAGCCGATCTTCAGCCAAGTATTGACGCTCGCGGATGGGGCAACCAAGGTTAGCCCTATGGTGAGTTTGACAACGTAAGGAGTGTGTCAAGTGATAGATTGGTACAGTCAGCAAATGACGCAGGCTATCGCCATCCCGGTGGCTGATCTTCCCCCGGCGAATCGGGCTAACAACACCACGGCCTACACGGTTGGGCCATTGACGGCCTACGATTTCACGCGATTCTTTGGCGAGGTTTCGGTAGGCGTTCTCACGGGTGCGGCGAACGTCACGGCATACCTTCAGTCGTGCAATACGTCGAACGGCACATTCGTGAACATCAGTTCGACGAACGCCACGGCCTTCACCAATACGGCGAACTCGAAGCTTACCGTGGAATGCCGGTCGGATCAGCTTCCGAGCACCGGAACGAGTTTCGTGCAATTGGCCGTTCTAATCCAGGCCAATTCGGCGTTCACTCAGGCTGAACTGAATTGTGCGTCGGCTCACTACGAGCCAGCTTCTCAGTTCAACGTCAGCAATACGACGCTGCTCAACCAAGTGGTCTACTAATGTTCCGACCACAAGCGGGCAAGCTTGACGAACTGAGTCAGCAACTATTCAACCAACTCAATCCTCCCCTGCACGATGGCACGGTCATCTTGCCGGGGAATACGGGAGAATCGGGTATGCGACATAAGGTACCATCGGTCGATAGTACCGAAGACGATGTGGCTAAAAAGCAACTCGACGCGCTAGAAGCTATCAACGGGGCTATCGGTGCTCTTGGCGATGGTTTCCAGAAACTCAGCGAGCGTGTTGCAGCCCTCGAAAAAGCCGCTGCCAAACAACCCCAGACCAAGCCATAGGAGCCAGTCTTGCGCGATATGTCCGACAAGTCGAAGCCGATGTTGTTCATGACCCACGTCTCCTACTCGGGCGGGGTGCGTGCCTCTGCCACGGCGTTTGACGTGGAGTTCATGGCCGGGGAAGACCTGGAAAAGCTCAACATCAACTTCGGCCGGCACAGGTCGGGAGGGTCGCTACTAGCGCAATCGTTCAATGGGGCTTGGTGCACGGCCTTGAACATGAGGGAATCTGGTTACAACATTCAGTGGTTTGCCATGCTCCACGACGATGTTGTTCCTGAGCCGAATTGGGCAAAAATCCTCATGGAGGATTTGCATTCAACCGGGGCCGATATGGTCTCGGCTATCGTTCCGGTAAAAGACCCTTCTGGAGTGACTTCGACCGCGATCGACAACGACGGTACCGGCGACCAGTCGATCATGGGCCGGAACACGCGCAGATATTCCTGGGAGCGTCGTATCACGCTCAAGGAAGCCATCGGCGGCGAACAGCTTGGCATCAAGGGTTTGCCGGACGTTTTCAATGCGGCCGATTGCGGGTATACCAATCATCACATTCTGGCCAACACCGGCTGCTGGATGTGCCGGTTTGACAGGGATTGGGTTCAGGCCGAAGACGAGCACGGCAACAAGCGGGTTTACTTCACGATCAACGACCGGATCAGACGCGACCAGAATACCGGTAAATGGGTGGCAGACGTTGAACCGGAAGATTGGTTCGTGTCGCGACAGATTCAGCAATTGGGCGGGAAAATCTTCATCACGCAAAGGGTGAAGCTTTGCCATTACGGACTGATGCCATTCCCGAACTTCCAGGCTTTCGGTCAGGGGCCTGTCTACGATTACGCGGCTGCCGACCATGTGGGGCATAAGGCTATAGGCGAGCCACCGGCAGATACGGAGATGCATTTCATCTCGGAAGAAATGCCGGACGTAAGAGGATACCTGAACGACACCGAAGGACGATTGCTCGCGGAGATGGCCAGCGGCAAAAAGTGCCTGGAGATCGGCTCATATTATGGCCGGTCAACCATCTGGATGGCTCGAACGGCGGAGCATGTGTGGGCGGTCGATACCTGGGATAGCTGGGGTACAGGAGTTGATACGTTAGTTCCGTTCAAGGCGAATGCCGAAAAGTACGGAGTGACGGACAAAATCACCATCTGCGGCGGCAAGCTAAACAAGGTCAAAGACGCGAATGGATACACGGACCTGTCAGCTTGCGCATCTGCCGAATTTGGTCCTTTCGACTTCGTGTTCATCGACGGCGACCATACTGAAATGGCAGTCCAAGAGGACTTCGATCAAGCTTTGCCTCTCGTTGTTTCGGGAGGGTTTATTGCGTTCCACGACTACCAACGCCCGAGTGATCCGGGTGTAACGATAGTGGTGGACAGGCTTATTTCGAGAGGTGCCAGGATCGTCAATCGAGCCGGCACTATCGTGGTTTTGAACATGGAGAATTTGCATGGCGGAGCAACCGAAATCACAGCCCAAGATGGAAATGGGCACGAAGGAATTCCTGGAAGTGCTGGAGGAGTTCAAGCAGATCAAGGCGGAGCAGGACAAGAAGATTGCGGACCTGCAAGCGAGGCTGTCGCAATTGGAGGCCCGGCCGAATTCCGCACCGACTGCACCTGGCTTTGAGAATCAATTCCTGCTCAGCAAGGGCTGGGAGCCCGAAGGCATTACCGATACCGGCGTGGAGATGTGGAAAGAACCTCCCCGCATCGGCCCGGACGGCAAGCCTTGGATGCTGCGCAAGAAGCTCTGTGAGATTCCGATTCTGAATCGCAAGGGTGCGAATCAGAAGCAAAACGAGACCTTCGAGCGAATCGTCGTTCCGAGCAATCCAGGCACGTACACGACTTCGCAAGCGACGTTCTTGCAGCGTAAACGGGACACGGAACGTAACGGAGCAAAGGTTGCTGTCTGATGCTGACGACGCTGGCGGCCTGTCAGTTGATCCCAACGACGCCAGCCCCTAACCCGGTCTGGCTCAATCAGCTATTGGTTGAAGCTGACGCCGGGGTCAAGAAGTGGTGCAAGCTGGACCTGGAATGGTCTAGCTACCCAGGAGTGGTTTCCGGTGGCATCGGCGATGGGGGCTACTATTCCGGAGTGAATCAGCCGACCGTCCAGATTCGCAATCTTCCGGTCCTTCTTCCGCAAACGACTATCGCGAGCGGATCGAATAATCAGCAACTACCACAAGGCACGATCAATGTAGCTTCGACGAACGGATTCAATCCGAATGGTGGGACGTTCTCGATAGTCTTGATCTCAGGTAACGTCTCCCAAAATCCAAGCTGTGCTGCTGTCACTTACACCGGTCTGACCTCGACGACCTTTACAGGATGCTCGACGGTCAGCACCGGGACCATGCAAACCGGCATGGGAGTTTGGGGTATAGCGGTTTGGTTTGACCAGAACGGACTGGGGGGTCAGTACCCAAACGCTTTCGCAAATCAGACGCTGCTGACACCGGGGCAGGGATACTTTCTCCCGACGCGAAGAATGGTCCCGTTGGCCTCGGGGAGCGTGCCGGCGGACTTCTCGGGGATGCTGACTATGGCCGGCTATCAAGCTCTCTGGGGAGGGGGATTTGGTGGCTGGGGGGCTTATGGGGGAGGACAGGGCGGGAACGTCAAGCTGAGCGCTAGGCAGCTACCGTCGTGGCCTCAGGGATACCAGAACATCAAGGTTTGCTATCAAGCTGGATGGCCGGTGATTCCGGCGGATTTGTCATATGCGGTGCAAATGCTAGTTGCCTGGATGGTAACTAACATGCCGACCGGATCGGCCTTGCAGTCGATGACGCTCGGAAGTTATAGTTTCTCGCTCTTGGCCCAAAACGCCGAAGGGCAACTTCCCCAATTGGGGAACTTGTCTTCCATGCTGAGCCACTACCGCGATCTAGCGCTAGGAGGTTCGTAGCATGCCGAACCTTTTAGCGATGATGGAAAGCACCGGCCAGCTCCAGCGAGCCATCATCGGCCGGGACTCCCAGCAAGGCACGACCCAGGATTTCGCCAACGTGATTTCCCCGCCCATCCCCTGCTCTGTACAGCGGGCATCGGCTCAAGTGACGATGCTTTATAAACAGCGTAATTCGGAGGTGATTTACACGGTCTACATGCCGACCGATCCTGGAGCGCAGGTCAACGATAATTTCATCGTGACGGATCGGCTGGGAAACCAAAAGACCTTGCTTGTCCGGGACGAAGCCCAGCAAGTGGACCGGGACGTTATTTGGGTCATGACCTGTGCATGGTTCAAATCGCCTCAGACCGCCACGGCCCAGGCCACGAAGTTTCTTGTCAGTGCTCCAGACGAAGTAACGGTTGGAGTGCCATTTGACTTCACGGTTCAGGCCGTAAATTCTGTCAATCAGCCGGTGACGACCTACGTTGGGCCGGTGGCGTTTTATGCCTTCACGGATTCGTTAGCAGTTCTGCCAGCACCGTCGGATTTGGTCGGAGGATTTGGGTCGTTCGCCGCCACACTGAATACGCTCGGCAGTCAGCAGCTTTATGTGCAGGATTCGGTGAATTGGACGATTGGAGGATTTAGCGGTGATATCGAAGTAGAACTATTGTCAAAAGAATGGGACACTTGTGCGGTCGATTGGGACCAGGCAAACTTCAACTGGAATTCGTGATGTCGTCTACTCCGCTTACCGGAACGGATATCAAGAACACCTACGGGGACGTTCTGCAATTCGGCGTTGCTGGAGCGGGAGCTCCGGCGTCTACTCCCATTCCGGTGGCTGATGGTTTTGGCAATCAAACTCCGCTGCTACTATCACAAAGTAAGATGGCCGTCAGTGATGCTAGCAATAACGGTCCTGTCGCTCAGCAGGGCGGAACACTGATAGTTGTCAATCAAACTCCTGTCCCTTCTACTATAGCTTCCCAGGAAGCTATCGAAGGAGTTCAGGCTGGCAAGTACGCTCAACAGACTCCATCCATTCAACAATTGATCGCGGACACTGGCTATGTCTGCGGCCGGGCCGTCATAATCCAAGGATCTGGGCTCCTGTCGTGTACATCAGTGACGTTCGGAGGCGTTCGCGCTCCATGGGTCTGCGTCAATTCAGATTCAATTATTCGCTGCAAAGTCCCACCTGCTTCATCGGCTGGAGCTGTCAATGTGGTGGTGACATGTGCTGCCAATCCTAGGCAGACCGTTCCTAGCGTAACGATCACTAACGGGTTCACCTACTCTAAGTACACTAACGGCGGATCGCAGACCAAGTTCTACCAAGCTGCCAATCCAGGATTCGTGTCTACTGATACCGGCAGCATTGCAAATTTGATCGACGAGAACGAAGAGGGGTTGATATTCTTCGCCTGTGGTCTTGGACCTTTCTTAGTCGTTGGTGCTGTCGCGGAAGTCTATATATTCTATCCAGGCGGTACGGCGTTCGTGGTAATAGCGAACCAGAATACGTTTCAGTTCGACGACAATCGCTTCCACGGTATTCGTGGGCTTTGCAACGGCGGCGACGGCGCGATATGGTGCATAGACCATCACAGCAGCCTCTCGCAGTTTATGCCGATCGATCCGGCCTTTACATCATCGTCCATTAGCGTCAATCAGTTCACCGTCACCCGTTACACGATGAACCAGATGGGGGATGCGTCCAGCAACCTCGGCAACGCTAATTCCCCGATGGTAGGGCCGGATGGGTGGTTGTACATCCTCTCGGCGGTCAATGTAAATGGGACGCCATACGGAGCAATCCTGAAGGTCAACCCATTCAACCCGCTCCAGCAGGACCTCAGAAGCTTCCCGCTCTACTCGACCATCGCTGCGGCAGCGTGCGGCGTGGATGGTACGCTGTACGTTGTCGTGACGTTAGTTTCGGATGGTTCCACTGCCATCGTCCAAATGGACACGAACTTCAACGTCCTGCAGACTGTCAACATCCCGTTCGTCACTGCTATGGGAGCTGCTAGTTCGCTAGTTACATCGTTGATCCTCGGCGGTGATCTGAAGTTCTACTTGTCGGTGCAGAATTTCGCCTCTCCCTACTACAACTACGTCATACAGATAAGCGGGTCTAATCTGGCTACTCAGAGCCATCTGCTCGTGCCGACTACCGCTCAAGGCGGAATCCTTATCCTCGGAGAATTCGGGGCGGATGGTAACATCTGGGGTGTGTTGCAGAACGGCTTCTCGTACTTGGGAGCTGCCAGCACCGACAGCGAGGTCGTGCAGATATCGCCGACAAGCTTCACGATCCTGAACACA